TCTGGGTCGATCAACATTCTCATAAGTTCAAGTGTCTCAGAGATGTAGATCAAACTTGCTGCTATTGATTGAGAAGGCTTCCCTTTTTCATAAGCAGCTATAGCTTCCACCATCCAGTCCGCTCCAGTTTTATTTAACATATTGCATCCTTTCAAAAAGAAGGTAAAATAGGTAACAGTATTATAGCGAAAATCAAGGGGAATTTCGATGGCAGATTTAGTAGGTGCTATAGAAAAACTGAAGAAACTTTTAGAAGACCGAGCAAAGCGGGTGGGGAGAGCTACGAATACTAATCCAGCACCTAACCCAGACATTACCACAACCAATAACTCTGTCATATACACCCCGCCTTCTGCTTGGATGAAATCACTAGAATACTTTCCTATGGCAAAGGCTCAATCAGGTTCAGTTGTAATGAGGGCCAGAGGCCCAAATATAGGTTATATATATCCAAGGGTAGGTAAGGCCACTTTTAATAAATGGGTGGCAAATAACTTCCGTGGAGGGTTTATATACTGGTATGCATCACCATCATTAAAAGACTATTCAATCATTGCTAGGAAAGCTCGACCATTTAGAAGAGGCGGGTCAGGTAGACTTGGTATTGTAGCGGTAAGAAACAGGAAGGTTCGAGGAACGATGTACACGGCTATACCTAAGAACATAAGAGACAGAGGCAGGGCTTCAGCAAGAATTGCCAAGAAAAACAAATGGAGATTATAATATGTACCTAAATCCATACTATCGCCATATACAAGAGATGAAACGATTCTATGTCGAATCTATTACCAAGGAAGATATGGCTATCGTAAAAAACTGCTTGATCAGAAGTATGCGTGGAGGAAACACAAAAGCAGTAGAAATGTTTATGAGATTCACCGAATGGCAAAAAGAATTAGATGCAGCAGCAGATGCTAGGCATGAACTTCAAACCATCATGGGTTCACCTACGGATGGTTTGATGAAATCGCTTCGCCCTGGGTCGATGAATATTTCTACCGGACAGCTTGAAGAAAAGAAACAGGCTTGATATATTAACTTAGTCCGAATGATTCTAGGGCTTGTTTTCGCAATTTCCTGAGACTAATTCCCCTCGTAGTAGAATTGCATCAGAGGGGGAAGTTTCATTCGGACACTTTAAAATCTTTGCATTGCATACAATTTTTCCAATCCGTTTTGCCATGAATATCACATAAGCGAACCCACTTCTTAGGGCAATTACAATTTTTTCTGTCGATTACTTTCCCAATGTGTTCGCACTTTTCTGGGTTAATCATCTCCATTGGCTTTTTAAAAAAAGGAGAATCAGTTATTATGCTTTTTTTAAATTCTAATATTTGGTTGTAGTCTGGAGGCAAGCTGTGCTGTTGGTCTTCGTCAATATCTTCTTCTATTGTTATATCGCACATAAATCCATATCTACCTGTGGATTCTGTTGGAACTAAAGGGATTTGTGGTGCTGGCCCAACAATGTATACTGATGGATTATAATAGTTTCTACCTCCATCATTTATAGTTATAGAAACAACCTTATCACTATTACTTCCAGTACCAAGAACTGCGGTAAAAGACCCTTCCATTCCACCACGATCACCATTTAAAACACGAACTTGTGGAGGGCTTGTATATCCAGATCCTCCAAATAAAGAAGCAAAACCAATTATTGCCCCTCTGTTAGAAGTTTCATTACCAACTACTGCTTGTGCTGTAGCACCAGATACATCTTGCCTTTCAAATGCAAATGGAAAAGCATAATTGTATTTAAAATTAATTGTGCTTAAATAAAACTTTACATTTTTATATTTAACTTTTAAAGGTGAAAGTGAAATGTATTCAACATAATCATACCCATAATAACTACCTAATTGATCTCCATAAATTTGGTAATTAAGAAAACCAGCATCGTTTGAAATAACATAATTTAAAAAAGGAGAATCTTTCTGGACAAACCCAAATGATATAGGAAGGGCTTTTTCTGCACTTGAAAAAACAGCGTTAAGTCTCATTTCTCCAAAATCAAATGCCACTTCGTTTGTAATGTAATCAACATTAAGAGCATCTAGTTCTGGGTTGTTTGCTTCGTAATTATCGGTTTTAAAATCTAAATACCTTGGAGCATTTTCCAAAGAAATATCTTTTTTTCTGTACTTGTATTTTACTTGAAAAGAAGCGTAATAATTTTGATATGGGCCAGTAATAAAAATGCTTTTTCCATCAATTGCATCTTGATATGTTTTAGCCATTTTTATCAAGCATCTACCCGCTGGTTGACTGTTGCTTGTTATTTCTCTAACAAATATACAATAATACAATTTGTTTGTTGGCAATGGGGCAAGAAATTTTGGAAGATACCCATTATAAAACTTCATTTCATTACCAGTCTGAAGAACTTCTGGTGGTGCATCAATTAGTATGCATCCAGCAAAATCTTCTTCGTACTGAGTGGAATCATAAACTCTTGAAAAAGTCCTATATGTGCTGTTTCCATTAAAATACACGATCTTATATCTGTACTCAAATTCACCTTCTTCATAATCCACAACATCCTCAACAATGTTGTTTTTACGGTTAACATATGGGTTGTATTGAATATCTATTCTTTGACTATATTTGTTAACATAAAAAGTTGCACCTTGATTTGTATCAGGAGGTATAAATATAGTGTTGTTGTAAAAAATACCGTAATCAATAGGTTCGGAGTAAAAGTTATTCCCATTCCAAGTTGCTAAATCAAATTCATATCCAGCAACTCCAATACCAATATCATTTGGACTTTGTAATTTAAATTCTTTTGCAGCATCATATATGCAATTGTTTTCTTGAGGTATTTTTTTGTATTCAGAAAAATTAACTTTGAACCTATCCATTCTTTTTAATCTGTCAGGTATGCTAGTCAACTTACAAAGCGGTTCTGATTGAACTTTTATTTCTGCATCAAAATAAAATCCATATGCAACATAACTAGTTATAAACTCAGGAACTTTATTCCAATTTGCCAGAACATCTCTGTTGTTTCCTTCATCGTTCTTAAAAACAGCAGAACCAATAGTTGGAGAAGACATAAGTATGTTTTTTATTAATATAGTGGTTTCACCATTTTCATCTGTTGAAGAACTAATGCTAGTAGAAGAATCATAACGAGAAGAAAAAACTAAATTGTCTGGTCTAAAAAACGCTGTTGACCTTAAAGAAGAATTAACGCTATATCCTGTTTTAACCCCATCGGTGTATTCTACATTGTAAGTGTTTATGGTTGGATAAAATGTCTGCCTAAATATCTCGTCATATGTTCCTCTAATAACGGCTGGTGACCTATACTGTTGCCACCAAAAAGGGAACTGACTTAGTTCTGGATGGTAATCCCATACAGAAATATTATTTATCCCATATGCACAAAAATCTGTAAAATAAATATTTTCACTTCTATTTATGTATCCATAATAAGCTGGGCCAGTAATATAATCAGACGGAGAACAAGTATACATTGTTGCTATGAAGTCTTTTTCAAAAAAAATAGAAAACTCTATATAAAAAGAACCGTTTAAAAAATTAAAATCAAATCGGTTTAATACATATCCACCCGAAATCATTATTTCTTTTAAAGCATCTTCGTATCCAATAAGGCCTCCACTAACTGGGTGAGTTGGTGACCTTGAATATCCATCTGGAGCAATGTACTGATGACTAACAGCATTGAATGCTGGCAAAGGTTCAAAGACCTTTTCAACAGTATTGCTGCAAGAATTGTTTTTTTTAACAGACAAACTAACATCGTTTCCCGCCATGAAATCAAAAAGAGCTTGATAATTTCCAGCATCAATTGGTGGTGGTGGTTCTGGTTGAACTGAAGATCCAGCACCAAACTCTTTTTCTATATCTTCAACACTACAAGCTGGGGTATTAAATGGTTCACCAAGAGCAGCGGGTGTATACCAAACATAATTAGTTTGATCAAGTATTGACGAAGCAAATTGAGTAGAATTCAATCCTGATTGACAAGTTGATAATGCTAAATACGCTGCATAATCCCCGCTTATATCTTGGTTATTAAGAGTAGATCCAACATAAACTGTAACATATCCTTGAACATATCCAGACCCTGGGTTTGTTATACTTACAGATGTAAGCTTTTTACCACTAAGAACTCCTACTCCAACAAATCCATTTCCTAAAACTGGCCCTGGATTAGGATTTGCATCTCCAACAACTATTGATGGAGGATATTCAAATATTTCTGCCGAATCGACAACTTCAATAGAAACAATTCCACCATTAGAAACAACAGGTGCTTTAAATACTGCTGATTGATAACCAGTAAAACCCCAATAACTCGGAAGGAAATACTGAGTAACAAGGCCTCCAATTTGAGAGAAATAATTATCAAAACCAGCCATTGGGTTTACAAATGAAGCCCCATAAGGATAAGAATTATTTAAATAAGGTGTTGCTGGAAATCTAGTACCAGAAGTTGGAATCCAACTTGTATATGTAGATCCAATAATAAATCTGTAATAACTTGTAAAGCTACTATTGTAATTTTCAAAAAAACTAGATGGGCTTCCAGAACATTTTCTAAAGTTGTAATATTTTAAAGATTTAGCAAAAGATGGTCTTGATTGAACTTGAGGTGAATCCCAAGGTTCAGAAAAATTCCAATACCCATATATTATATTGTAATATTGCCAAGAATTATTGGTATAAAACTCAAAAGATGATTCGGCATTAAAATCTAAAGTGTATTGTAATTCTGGAAAAGCACCTTGAGGCATCTTGTATTCTGTAAAACCTATTGAGCCAGCTTCTTTAAAATTAGAAAATGAAACTGTTGGTTCAACTTGTTTTTTTATGCAATACGAGCAAGTGCAACAGGATACCCCATCTAAACTCAAATATTCTTGGTTTAATCTTGCTATATCTTGTTTTACATCGTGACCTTCTTTATATGCCATTTTTCCCCCTATGGAAGGCTATGCCACCCTTTAACTCCAGCAGAATTCGTTCCGTAATATTTGTTTGGCCCTGGGGTCAAAGTGTCGTTTACCAAAACAAAATTCAAGTTTGAAACCAATTGAGAATTATTTGGAACAATAGAACCTCCACCTTGAATAAATGAATAATCAAAATATCCAACTCCAGCAGATGTTGCTTTTACCAGTTTTATTGAATCTCCAGTTGGCAAAGCTTTTGGCCCATCAAGAAGATTTACAAAAGATGTTTTTAAAACTGTAGATGACGAAGGAGGACTTGAAACAAAATTTATTGCATTCCCAAGCGAATTAACGGCTAGAAAGTAATTTGCAGCACCACTATATGAATTTGGTGTGTCTATAAGAGATATAAACGACTTTTTAGCATCCTCTATAATAGCAATACTTTCTGATGGATAAAGAGTTGCATATGTGACAGACTGACTTCCACCTATGCATACAATATCTGTTACAACATTTAATCCTGTTGGCCCAGCAATTGCCGTATTTACCACCATAGCAATTGGCCTTGAATCCGATCTTACTGGATCATTTGGATATGGATCGTAAGATGCACCATAATAAAACCCAAGATACCTTCTGCCATCAGCCAAAACGCTTAAATTTAATTCTCTTGCCCAGAAAGACCCTTGAAGTGCCCCAGACTGATCCAATGAATCCACTGAATTTGCAGAATAATAAGCCCCATGATTTATTGCACTTGGAACTATTTCTAAAACGAGTTTGCTTGAAGGGTCAATACTTCTAATAAATTCATAAACATCTCGGCCATCATTTGAGTCAACCCCTCGAAGTCTAGCAAGATAAACTAATCCTTGACCAGATACCCCAATATTTCCAGTAAAATTCCCTTGATTGCTTGGTTCATCAATATCATACGGCATTGCGTACATTTTTGGGCATGAATCTCTAGTAGCAAAATCTGCTTTAAGACCACCAATGTCTTCAACAAAGCCTGTTCCATCCCAAATAACTTCATAGAAATCGTAAAAACGATGATACATATTTGTACTGTCAAAAACTGCGATTGCAGTAGCTTGAACACCACCTTCTCCTGTTGGAGGGCCAATTGTAACAATTGGGTTTGTATAACCAGTTCCAAATTCAATTGGAATTATAGAACTGATAACACCATTGTTGAGCAAAGCTCTAGCTGTAGCCCCTGTTCCACTACCTCCTGATACAGAAACATTTGGAACAACATCGTATCCTGACCCACCATTAGTTACTACATATCCCCGATAAGGTATTTTATTGTTTACTCTAACATAAATAAATGGGCTATTGCCTTCATTTGAAATAGTAAGTGAATCGGTGGATGCATCGTATCCAGCATTCATCCCACCACCTTGAACAGGTTGTATTCTCATTTTTTCCCCTTAAAAAAAACAGGACACAGTTTTAATTGTGTCCTGCAATTATCATACACATTTGCTTTTTAATCAAGGTGTTTTAATCAATAAAGCCATGCATTGAATAATTTGTGGATACTGCATAAAGTTGCTGGATTCAGACGATAAAACTGATTTTGCAAGTTCATGTGTTGGAACAGGGATTCCTCTGATTCCAGTCATAATATAGTCTGAAAAAGCATCAACTGCCTGATCTCTAGTAACTTCACCTTTAATAAATCTTGAAAAGATATCGAGTGAAGGATGAACTGGATTCATTCCAGGTTGACCACCAATCATATTTGGAGGTATAGACATTTGAGGATTCATAAAACTTCCTTTCTATCTGCCACAGCAACTAGAACCACGAAGGCTAAATCGAAGCTTTCCACCACGGAAAACTTTCGTGTCTTCTTTAACCGTTTCAATCTTAATGGTTTTTTCGACCTTCTTTTCAACTTGCACTACTGGAGCAGAGCATTGCCCATTAGAACATGAAGAACCCTTGCGGATTGGTAAATCGATCACCATAGCTACCGTCAACACTAAACTAAACATATTGCTTCCTCCTAAAGAAAAAAAGTACCCAAGCACATTATATCGACCACTCGATAGTTCGTGCAGGGTATCCATCAAAATTAGAGAAAGAAAAGACTTCCTCTAAACAGATTCTATCCATATCTTTGGCTTTAATCCAGTAGGAACCTTTGGGTTCACCGAAATTGCCTAGCGGGGTTCCATGAGCATTACCCCATGAATTTTGAATTAAAAATATCAAACCGAAATCTGGATGGGTGGTGAATCCTAAACACGATTGCTGATGCCCCCATGATTGATTTCTTGAAGCTAATTGGACAGCAGGGGTTCCAGACGGTTTTATTTTAATATCGCTAAAACCCCACCAACCAGAAGCAATAGTCACAGGGTATCCATGCGATAAAGCCTGTTTAACCTCATCACTATTTTTTAATTTTGAAGTGCTTTGAACTTTAAATTTGTTAGCCGATTTAGAAAGGTCAACAGGAGGCTTATCCCCATTCGACCAAGCAGTTTCTGCTGATGCACCAAAAGTCCATGATCCGTCTTGTTCTTTGATTGGTTGCGGGCAGTTTTCATCAATCGGAGGGCAACCGTCTTCATGAAGAGATTCAGCCATTGAACTACCAAAAGAACCATCTCCTGTTCCATGCAATCCACCACGCTTACGAGATTGACCATAATTATAAAGAATGAATGGAATTCTCCATTCTTCAAATGTTTGCCGTTGAGATATTATTTCAACCGCTTGTAGTGTAGCCATTACCGCTAAAGCACCGTGACCTACGCATGAACCAGTTTTCTGATTCCAAGGAAAAAATTCGTAACCAGCAGCTTGGTTAACCACCTTGTAAAGAAGTGATTCTTTTAAATCCAATGGAGGGCCAGCGATTTGAAAAGGAATTAACTTTGCGTTAAACTTATCTTGAAGTTCTTGAGGTTGCGATTCAATTGGAATCCAGCCAAATTTATTGGGTTCAATTGGTGGTTCTTTTGCTTTATTTCTTTCGCCAAATTTTGGCTGGTTTTCCATAGACATTATTTTAATTCCTTTGCTATCTGAGTAAATTCGTTAGTAAGAAGATCCCTTAGTTTTTGGTCAAGTTTAAGCGTTCCATCCTTTGGAAGTCTTTGATTCAATCTCTTTCCAATTACATCCCTGAGATTAGCAAGTTCGTTTTCCATAAATTGTTTATTTATGGTTGCCTTTGCTGCCTTGAAAACATCTGTAAGAAATTCGTAGTCGTTTTTCTGACATTCTTTTGCAAGTTCATCGTAGAACATAGACAACCACTTGACTTGCTCTTTGTCCTCTTTTGCTGCTGCTGCTTTAATATCGCTATCGGGATTTACTGGTGGAGCGGGTGCGGGTTCATCACCAATTACTACAGATGTAAACGCTGGATCAGATGGCCCAAACCCATCACCCACATAAGCAAACAATCTGTACACACCTTGGATCTGAGAAGTAACTACCAGGGTTTTGGAGTCCTTTAGCAAATCCACAGGGAAAATGTTTAGGCCTTTATCAATTGAAACCCATTTGACTGCTTTAGATTCAGTCTTGGCTGGAACGCTTATAAAAGCTCCAGGTTGACCAGAAACCTTTGCGGGTAGCTCTATCGTTGGTATTTGAAGAAACACTAAAAAAAGAAAGTTTATCACGGTCTGCTCCTTATTCGTTCTGCCATGTTTTTAGAATCTATCAAACAGTACACATTTACTGATGACCATTTTTTTGCGTGACCAAAAAGAAAATGACAAGGTCTGCATAGCGACAGTAAATTTTTTGGCTCCATTTCTAAAGATGCATCTTTACAAAATGGTATCAGATGGTGGACTTGAAGCAAATTGGGATCATCCTCAAGGCAAGCAGCACACTTAGGATTCCGTTCTAGATGTGCTGCTCTTACCTTGGCCCATTGTGACCCCCGATTATAAAAAAACAGAGATCAATAACTTTAGAGCGGTCTTAAGAACGATTGCCCAAGGGATGATTCCAATTGTAATCGGATTTCCGTGGAAATCACCCTGGGGAATTGCTTGCTCAAGAATTGCAGCAAAGTCTTCAAGAGAGACTTCTGATTGCTGAAATATAAGCTTATCGTCAGGAACAACTTGGTCAGCAGCGTAGCCAACAATGTTCCAAAGTGCATTACAAAATTCTTTATTACCTACATCTTTCTTTCCACGAAGCCTGTCAACAACAAGCATCATGGCATCTGTAGGCATCGTCTGAGGAAAACTAATCATGCTTCACTTCCTTTTTTAAAGTCCTAGTGTAATTTAAAACCTCTGTCAAAATCCTCAAGCTTTCCGCTTGAGCCCTGGCTACTTCGCCAATCGAGCTTTCTAACCTATCTATAAATACCATATGTCTCTGGTGCAGGGGAAGTAGAATGTTTTGACCTAGCCAACTAAACCCCTTGTAAACTGCCCATAAAAGGAAAACAAGAAAACTTAAAGACACTCCGAATCGCTCGATAATGTCTATGATATTGATGTCTGCGAATATCATTTTCTAATCTCCAATAAATAAACATTTTAACATTTATACCTGAGAATTAAAATAGTCTTTTAACAACTTTTTTAACTGCTGAACTTTAATTTCAATCTCGCTTCCATCAGGGAAAAAATCAGTATCTTGCGTGTTTCTTTTATTAGTCCTGTTAGTAAATGAAATCATTAACCCGCTTGATTTAGAACCATCAATGAGCGTTGATTCAGACTTTTGAATAATAATATCCATGATAACTCCTAAGTTTTAATGATGTAATTCAATCCAATCGTAGGTTGCATATTAGTTAAACTTGCACCAGTTCCAGGGCCATTCCCAGTTGTTTGACCCGCTGTGGGTGTAAAAGTGTGACTGTGACCACTATTAACATTTGTGTTACCGTGATTATGATCACCATTGTTTTGTATAGTAGCATTCAAGTTATAGATTTGATAACTACTTCCAGCACTTAGATTTGCACCACCACCCGAACCAACATACATTAACAATGAATTATTTGAAGTATGATTATGACTTCCAGCATTAGCACTAGCGTGATAGTGACTGCTTTCTGTATTCAATGTTCCAGCAGGGGAAAAAGTATGTGAGTGCGAGGGAAGGTTAGTTGCCCCAACCGTTATGTTTTCTTCACCAAGTGTTCCTCCTAAAGTCCTGGCCGTTGCTCCAGAATAAGTGCCAGTTCCTACACCAGCACCTACCCTTCCACGCATATCAGGCAAGTTGAATGTGGTTGAACCATCTCCTTGACCATATGGGCTAGAAGTAGTTCCTAGTGCTGTCCACAACGAACTATATGTAGTTCTTGAAACCGCATCTCCATTACATAATAACCAACCTGTTGGTGCTGTAGTTGTAACAACCCCTGCTGATGCAGATTGTGTTATAGCACCCGCAAACATTTGCATTGAAGCGGATGGGATTGTTGTTCCAGTAGATACTGTTCCCCATGAAGAATTACTTCCATCAGTAGTTAAATATTTTCCGCTATTGCTTGTTTGACTAGGAAGCAAAGCATTTACCGCTGCATTAGCTGTAGTTTGTCCTGTACCACCTTTTGTTATAGGTACAGTAGCAAGTGTAGTTGTAATTGAAGTTGTACCGCTTCCAGTTACATCTCCACTTAATGTTATGGTTTGATTAGCAGTCAAATAAGTTGAAGTATCTAATGCAAAGGTATTTGCTGCTGTCATTTTTACAAAACTTGCAGAAACATATGTTAACCCTGCTAAAGAAGTCAAAGATGCTGACGAAGCTTGACCACCCAATCCTGATAAAGTGTAAGTAGGAATATTAAGCGTATTGGTTGTTAAAGTTGCAGCACCACTTGAACCAGTAACTGTTAAGGATGTTATTCGATTTGTATATGCTGTATTAAAGTTTGTGAAATCTGATGAACTTAATGCACCACGATTTAATGCAGATGCTGTAGGAATATTTAAGGTTATAACAGGGGTTGTTGTACCTGTTGCAACTGTACTAGATACATCTGTTCCTGTTGTGCCTAAAGTTAATGCTGCAACAGATGTAACTGTTCCAGTTGTAGAAGAAGTTCCAGCACCTATTGCCGTTCTAAAAGTTGCAGCATCTAAAGCAGAAACAGTATTATCTAAGTTAAATCTCGGGAATGTAACCGCAGTTGGATTTGTGAGGGTAAACAAGTTTGAACCAACTGTTGTTGCACCTAAAGAGGTTCTTCCTGTTGCAGCTACAAGGCTAGTAGCACCACCATCCCATTGAAGGTAACTAGTATAAGCAGTATCCCAATTTCCCTGTTTCGTAGTTGTAGGAATTGAGTATCCAGAAGTTAAAGAGAATGCACCAGTAGTATTCGTGTATGTCAAACCTGTTGCACTTGATGATAAATCCGTAAGCTTAATACCACCTAAACCAGCAAGAGTATAAGTAGGAACATTGAGCGTATTAGTTGCTAATGTTGCAGATCCAGAAGATCCTGTGGTAGTTAACGATAAAATCCTATTAGTATATGCGGTGTTAAAGTTACTCCAATCAGATGAACTTAAAGCACCTCTGTTTAATGCAGAAGCGGTTGGAACATTTAGTGTAATAACAGGGGTTGTAGTTCCAGTAGCTACTGTACTACTTAAATCAGTTCCAGTCGTTCCAAGAGTTAAAGCAGCAACAGATGTTACAGATCCTGTTCCATAAGCAGTTGTATCCAGAGAGAATGTTCCCGCTGCTGTCATTTTTACAAATGAAGAAGAAACATATGTAAGGCCAGCAACAGAAGTTAAATTTGTAGACGAAGCTTGCCCACCTAAACCGCTTAAAGTGTAGGTTGGAATATTAAGAGTATTAGTTGTTAATGTTGCTGCACCTGATGAACCAGTAACGGTTAATGAAGAAATTCTGTTTGTATAAGCTGTATCCCATGTTGTTTGGGAAGATGTTGTTGGAATTGAATAACCAGCAGTCAAAGTTACTGCTAAAGTTCCTGATGATGTTATTGGCGTTCCTGTTACAGATAACCCTGTTGGTACTGTAATTGCTACTGAAGTAACTGTACCTGTTGTTGATGATGTACCAGCACCAATAGCAGTTCTAAAAGTTGCAGCATCCAAGGCTGAAACCGTATTGTCTAAATTAAACCGTGGAAATGTTATTGCTGATGGATTTACTAGGGTAAACATATTACTACCAACAGTAGTTGCACCTAAACTTGTTCTACCAGTTGCAGCTACTAAATTAGTTGCACCACCGCTCCATTGTTGCGTTTGAGTATAAGCAGTATCCCATTGAGTTTGTTTTGCTGTTGTTGGAATCGCATATCCAGATGTTGCAGAGAAAACTCCAGTTGTATTTGTATATGTTAATCCGGTTGCAGTTGAAGATAAACTTGTAAGTCCTATGCCACCTAATCCAGAAAGTGTATAAGTTGGAATATTCAAAACATTAGAAACCAAAGTTGCGGAACCTGATGAACCAGTAACTGTTAATGATGAAATTCTGCTAGTGTAAGCTGTATCCCATTGAGTTTGTTTTGTGGTAGTTGGGATTGAATAGCCACTAGTTAAACTAAATACTCCTGTTGTATTCGTATAAGTCAATCCTGTTGCAGTTGATGAAATTGACTTTCTTGCATCTGTATCTGTGTATTGGGTAATTGTTGTTGCGATAGTAAAACTAGGATAAGTTCCAGTTACAGAAATTCCTGTTCCATTTGTCAATGTAACAACTTGGTCAGGTTCAGAATTTGTAACAGTTACATCACCTGTTGCAACATCTACTGATACACCTGTTCCAGCAATAATAGATGTAACGCCAGCACCAACCCATTGAATAGCAGTTCCTGTTGAAGAAAGAAGCTGACCAGAAGTACCTAAAGAATTTGAAGCATCTTTAATCCCTGCCCCAGGTTTAATATTCATGCTAGAATCGCCAGTAATCCAGCGAACATAAGCATCTGGGCCTATGGCTAACTGTTTGTCCGCAGTAGGATCGGCAACATTGCAATCAAATCCTATGGCAACATTATAACTTCCAGATGTCATATCACCAGAAGCACCACCTATAGCGATATTGGCTATTCCTGTGGTAAGAGTTCCGTTTGCACCAAAACCAAGAGAAACATTGTATCCAGAAACATTATCTGTGGTAAGACCATAGACAATACCTGCTGTATCAGCATCAGCATTGGTAGGAATTGATCCGCTAAAACCAATCGTGAAATCAGGGTATGTTCCAGTAATGGTTATATCTGTACCTTCAGTTAAGGTAACAGTTTGATCAGGTGCATCATTAGTAATTATCCCTGTTGTATTATCGTAAGAAATTCCAGTTCCAGCAGACAAAGATAGCCTTGCATCAGAATCTGTATATTGGGTAATAGTCGTTGCGATAGTAAAATCAGGATAAGTACCAGTTACTGAAACACCAGTTCCATCTGTTAATGAAACAATTTGATCTGGTTCTGAATTTGTAATAATTCCTGTTGTATTATCGTAGCTTATGCCAGTTCCAGCGGATAATGCTAATCTTGCATCTGAATCCGTGTACTGAGTTATTGTTGAATCAATCGTAAAGTCAGGATAAGTTCCAGTAGCATTAATGCCAGTTCCAGAGGTGATCGAAACAATTTGATCAGGAGCATTATTGGTAATAGTAAAGTCTGGATATGTACCTGTTACAGAAATTGCCGTTCCGTTGGTTAATGAAACTGTTTGATCTGGAGAATCATTAGTAATAGTAAAATCAGGGTAAGTTCCTGTTACAGAAATCGCTGTACCATTTGTCAATGTAACTGTTTGATCTGGCAAAGAATTAGTAACAGTAACATCGCCTGTTGCAGTATCTACTGATACACCATTTCCAGCAATGATTGATGTTACCCCAGCAGCACCATCTGAAGCAGCAGTAATTCTTCCGTAGACATCGATTGTGATATCTGCATTAGTATAAGCTTTTGCAGAAACACCAGTTTCTGGTAAATCAATTTTGATTGTTCCAGAAGTCGTAACAGGAGAATCAGAAATTGTTAATGTTGAATTAGTTGAAGACAATCCAACAGATGTAACTGATCCAGATCCACTAGCATTTCCATCAAAAACTTGATGAATAATTCCATTTGAGTCTCTAACATAACCTTTCTTATCTGTGACATTTATTGCAAATTCATTAGTTTCCATATCACCAGAATTTGGAACTGATGCAGGGATATATGACCGTTTTGGCTTAACTGGAATTGGGGGATTAGGATTGCCTGGGTCTTGAACAAATGTAATTGTATTTGATGAAGCAGGGGTTAATCCAGCAGCAGTAAAAGATAAATAATAAGAACCATAACCTGTGATAATTAAATCCGTGAAAACAACATTTCCAGATACTGGTTCTACAGTTAAAGTTCCTGATGCAACCGCTGTACCAGTAACAGCTACTGCTCCTACTGTAACCGAAATCAATGTTCCAGGTACTATATCACCGTTTACATCTACTATTTTTACAGACGGTTGAGTTGCCAAAATGCTTCCAGAAAGACTACTTACTGGCTGAGTAACCATTATGATGGCAACTTCTGGAAGCGGTTCCGGTGGATCTGGTACAAAATAAACAGTACCTGTTACATTGTCATCTCCAAATGCACCAGAACCGTCTTTGATGTAATTTACTTTTACTTGATCATTTGCTGAAACTCTAAATGATGTAGAAAAATTATCTTGTCCAGATGCTTGCCAAATTGGGATTGTATTTCTAAATAATCCAGCAACATCAGAAGCAATTTCGGAATCAACTGTAAGATTAGGAAAAATAGTTCCTGATTCAGTCGTTTGAAATATTATTTCGCCAGTTGTATTTACGGAGTGATTTGTTGATTCTATAACATACGGATTACCAGATTCTCCTGTTCCAGAATAAGTCATATTCAATGGAGTGCCAAAAACATTTAAAGCCATTACCATGTACCTCCATCAGAATATACCCAAGCTTGTACATTTTGATTATTGTATGTTAACAACTGACTTGTTAATCCACCCGCTGGAAGAGGGCTTATTTCAGATGTAGTTACATCTGTTATCTGCCCAAATGAATTAACTGAAAAAACAGGTATATTAAAAGAGTTGCCATATGTTCCAGATATTACTCCGCTTAAATTCAAATTTACTGCTAAAAACCCGTTTGATGTAATTGGAGTTGATGTAACAGATAATGTAGAAGATGTTAATCCAACAGAAGTTACTGTACCAATGCCACTTCCTGGTTCTCCAACTGGCAAACTTGTTGCCGAAGTTATTCTACCGTCAAGTCCAACAGTTATCTGGGGGATAGAAGAGTTGCTTCCATATACACCAGTCACAACTCCAGTTGGAGATGTTTCTAAAGTAATATTTCCATCTGTCACCCTTGGCGAATTTGTCACGGTTAAACTTGATGAAAGAATACCAATAGAAGTCAAGCCTTGTGTTGGAAGCGAAATAGATGCGTTTGTAGCATTAGTTAACTGTCCTTTTGAATTTACTGTAATAACAGGAATCTGTGTTCCAGAACCATATGTTCCAGAAGAAACACCAGTAGTTGCAAGATTGGCAACAATAGTTCCTGATGAGGTTATAGGAGAACCGGAAATGACAAAATCAGTTGAGGTGATTTCAACTGAATTTACAGAACCAACTGTTCCACCTGTGACCACCACAAGCGGTGAAGCAGAAGTTCCATTTCCAGTAAGCGTATTGTTATGCGATACAGCAGTTAAATATTTTGAAGAGATGTCTGGTATATCTGCTGCGTTAATAACTCTAAAGGATGGCAATGCTGACCCAGTCAATGGCCCAGCAAGAAATGTATTAGCACCAGTAGTTATAAAATTTAAATCAAATGTTCCATTGGTAGTAATCGGACTACCAGTAACTGTAAACACATTGGACTGTGCGGTCATGCTTATTGATAAAGATGATGGAGTAAAACTAACATACCTGAGAACCGCAATGTTGCTATCATCTAAAACCGTAACAGTAGATACTGGATCAGATATAGTTGAAGTCACCTGTGGAGAAGCAATGGTTACCCCAACAGGATCTTCCAATACAGTCACTCTTGCAAAAATATCTGTTGCCATGATGCTCCTTACGGTACTGGTCTAGTGACTTCGGGAGAAACCGTAAAGCTGCCTTGAACAAGCCTGATAACTTCAGCACCAGTCTGGATTTCAAGGTCATATTTATAAGCACCAGTTGGCAATGCTTCTGTATCATCTGCTGTAATATCAAGCGTAATGGTATTATCTAAAAGAGTTATTCTGCTGTTTTCTGTGGTTAATTCAATAATAATTGTCTCAGAAACAACGGTTGGGCGAACTTGCATTCTTGCAGTTGATGAGTTGTAATCGGGTTCGGTATTATCAGCGTTTACAACGGATATATTCCGCTGAAAAGTTGCACCTTGTTCGCAGATTATGTTATATGTTCCCGCTAACATGAATACTCCTTATTCTTGCGATTCAAGTGCCATTCTATACGGTTTTGCATTAAACATCAATTCAAAAGGATAACTTCCGTATATTGGCCTTTTCTTTCTAGCTGGTGAAGGGGCAGGACTTTCTACATCTTGTGAAACAACAGGATAATATTGCTTGTTAACTTGAGTTTGGGCTAAATTGTGGCCAGCATTGACATAACTCAAATTGTCTGGATTAATTATACCCTTGGGGCTTGATGGGTAAATAGTTCCTGTTTTTGAATAAGAATAGATCGGAATGTAAAGAAAACTAAAAGTAATATCTGTGTACAAGATATCGTTGATTCTAGGAAGATCAGCAACTTGGTCTAAGCTGTAGGCAAAGACATCAAACTGATTCTTCATTTTTTGGGTGTTTGTGAAGCCAGTAAAAAGAAGCTCGCCAGGCCCATAACCAAAAAACCAATTCTGGTTAACTCTTCCAAGTGCTTGAAATATGTTTGTAGATGCATCTTCACTCGGATCAATAAAAGAATATGGAACTATATTCCAAGTCATCTTTAAAACAACTTTTGGAATAAGTGTTTTTCCATAAAATCCAGCAATAGACTGGGAATCAATCTGATCAACATCAGATACAAATTTGAATGAACCACCCTTCATGGTTAAAAATTCAGCGGAAGTTTCTGTTGTGTATGTGATATACCTTGCATATTCACGATAAGGATCTCCAGAAACAGTTTTTTGTTCCCCTTTGTCGTTGTAATATATTGCATATGCACCAGATATTGTATAAGCATTTGCATAAGCAGCGTTGAGCCTGTCCATTGTTGCATCATCAGTAGTAAGATAAGGTCTTGATGAAAACTCAACTGTAACTTCATATTTGTCGTATATCAAATAATATGGCTGAATTGTTTGCCATGAAGTTCCACCAGCAGTATTCCATCTTAAAAGTGGTGATGATGGATCGTCACTAGATTCTCTTGCAAAACCTAAACCCTTTATGCTAGTTATTCTTTCGGCATACATCCATCTAAACTGAGGATGCACCATTGGAGATTTTCTTTTTAACGCACCATTTGTAGCGTTAACGCTCACATTGCCCAACACATCTTGGCAAAAAAGAACCATTGGATTCCTTTGATCTTTTCCATCTTTTGGCCCCTCAACAATATAAACCATTGTTGCCCTAGAATCACCTTCTAAGGATATAGATGTAGACCCAGGGGCAGAACCTTGAATTCTTTCTGCTAATTTTCCCTGATCCCAAAGAGTTTCATTTCCTACTGGTATAATTGGCATGATTTTCCTTAATATTATACTGGTGCTGAAGTTGGTTTACTATGCCCTGCTTTAGAAAATGGATCTTTACCTTGAATTCCAACATTACCTTTTCCAGCACCATTTGCTGCTATCATTCCATCTTTAAACGCATCTCTTAAGTTGTCCTTGCTTAACTTGTCAGAGATGTCTTTCAACGATTCTTCTTGGGTTTTAGCACCAGTTGCTGCCATCAATGCTTGCTTTCTAACTTCATCACCAACACCAGATATAGAAGTTGATTGGGTTTCTCTTACAGCAGCACCAACTGAAGAACCCTTTTTAATTCCAACTCCTGTTACATCACCAGATTTGTACCTAGTGTTATCCTTCATTTTGTAATTAGAGTCACCAAATTTACCAGCTATGTTTTCAAAACCTTCACCCATTTTTGCAAGACCCCTATCTCTTTGTTCTTCACCCTTTTTTTGAAGATCAGCACCACTTGTTTCAAGGGTATCACCAGTAGAAGAAACAGCAGTTCCAGCTTGGGATAAAATAGCACCAAGATCCCCAGTCATAGGTATATATGAAATAAGATCACCTATACCTTTTATCAATGCTCCAAAACCTTTAACAAGATAGCTTGACAATTGCAAAATAACACCCATACCAGACATAAACAAACCTAATACAGAAACAATAACACCAACAAGCATTTTTACAACTTGGCCTAAAATCTCAAATCCATCTTTCATAACTTTTGTTATTGGTATGCCATCTAAAAAACTTTGTATTAGTGCAGTAAATGATTCCACAATTTCCGCAAGGAGTTGAATCACAGGGTCAAGCATAATTGCAAAACCTTCAACTGCAACACCAACTATCTCAAATGCTGGAGCAAGAAACTGTGCAACTACCGCTTCCAACTGGATCAATGGCATAGCCAATGTTGCAAAAGCATTAGCTATCGGAGTTATTGCTGGCATCAGCATTTTCATTACAAAATCAACGCCATCGCCCAAGAATCGAAGAACTGGAATAAGCCTTTGAACTACTGGAACTAAAGCTCTTCCTATAACCCCCTGCAAGTCATTCATTGCAAGGTTTACTTGTTCCATAATTGCTGGATTGTTTTTTGCGACAAAACTCCCAAACATACCTATTGCATCAGATGCTGCCTTAACGCTTCCAGTAAGCACAGAAAACGCAGCACCAACAGGCCCAAGAGCTAACGAAGCCAAACCGCCAACAATCCCTTTACCCCCTGGAGTTCCACCAGCAAAATATCCAACCTTGCCTCCAGAAGACTTGTTCATGGCATCAATTGCTGCTTTGTTCTCAGGTTTTTCAGCAGCAGATTTCTTTACTACTTCTTCCCCTGGAGTAAGCATAGCTGGAACAGTATCAGTTCCTTTGGGTTTAAAAGGAGTGTCTTCATCATCTATTTCCCCACCATCCGCACGATAATTTTTGTATTTGTTTTCGTAGTTTGTATCTGTATCCCAATTGTTTTCGTCATTATTAAGAAGAGATTTCTTCTTCTTTTTCTTTTTCTTTCCACCAAACATATTGCCAAATACACTTCCTATGCCTTCAAATATTCCACCCATACCACTCTTTGGCTTAGTTCCTTTAGCAAAGTACCCAACTGTTCCACCAGAAGACAATGTTTGTGGTCTTGGGGCTTCAAAATCATCTCCATTTATCCCGCCTGGAAATCCTTGATCGGTTTCGACAGGACTATTTTCTTGAGTACCACTACCACTAAAAGCAGATCGTATACCTCTAAAAGCAGAACCAACCATGCCCATAGCAGACCTTGCACCACCAGCAACTCCAGATGCAGCTTGCCTTGGAGTTATACTCGCAATATTTCCAACAAGCGATTTGATTGAATCAAAAATAGGACTATTGTCTGAAAAAGATCGATTTATTCCAGACATGGTTGTAGCAAGTACATTTTGTACTGACTTTCCCATTTTTCCAAACATAGAATCAAATACAGCATTAAAACTATTAACACCATCTCTTATTATCTTGTCTTCTTCTTGAATTCGATTGTATCTTGCCTCGTTATCTTGAGTTGGGCCTACAAGTGGAGGTTCCTCTTCTGGCATCCCGATAAATGGACTGTAATAAGGTTCTACTGGTTCTGCAATAGAAGGGTTATCTGGAATTATTCCTTCATTCATTCCTAGGTCAGGTATAACTCCTTCAAACATTGCACCAAGGTCGTTAAACAGTTGTTCAAACTCATTAACATCTGGGGGAATCAAACTATCAAGTGCATCTTGTGCCTGTTCAAGGTAAGTTCTTGAATCTAATGCAGCTTCGATTTCAGAACTAAACACTTGTGCCTGATCTGTAGCATCGCCAAGCATTGATCTTATATCATCCATTAAAGAAGAAATGTCTTCTTGACTAGCACGATACTTTTCGGTTTGAACTGTTATTTCACTAAATACATTTTTCCAAGCACTAGAAGCATCAGAAGCACCAATGATAAAAGATTTTGGAAGATCAACCCCTGGCCCTGCTGGTTTACTAGCGGTTGCTAAAGAACCCATGTCCATTTCAAATGGCTTTTCTTTTTTCCCCTTTTTTCCGCTAGTACGCATTCCAGCCATTTGCTCTTTAGTAACAGCAAATACTTCACCAAAACCCTTTCCTACATTTTCAAAAACTTCTTCTATAGATTGCTGTTGAGTATCAGCATCAGTTTTCTTTCTTCTAGTGGTTTTTCCTTCATTTACGCTTTCAATTTGCAATTGAAGTTTTTTTGCATTAAAGATTGCTCTTTCTTGTGCAGTCTTAAGGTTGAGGGCTTTAACCTCTGCTTTTATTCTTTTATCTTCTTCTTTTTGTCTTGCAACTGCTGGATCTTGTGACGAAGGTGATCTGCCCTGAGATGCTCTAGGTGCTGCATTAGAGCTACTTGGAGCAACATTGCTAGCAGAAGCCTTAAGTGAATTGATTGAGTCTATTAAAGAAGATTTTAAGCCATCAATGGCTTTTGAAAGTGAATCTATACTTGATGAAAATTCTGCCGATCCCAACTTGACATTTACAGCGATTGTTTCAACCGCTTTAACCATATCGGAAGTGAATTCTGATTCAGACTGCAATGGGATATCGGTTGCCATTTTTATTTCCTTGGAACTTCGCCATATTTCTGCTTCCAAGACTCAATCATCTGATTTCTACTGGCCCCGATCATAGCACCCATTTTCATAAAATTATCAAATTTATTCAACAACAAATCTTGTGTACTTATCTGTTTTCTTCTTTGAGTCCATTCGTGTTGTTCATCAGGTATAGTCACAGGAACACCTTTATCATTCCTAGCTCTATAATACAGTTCAATGATCTGCCTATCCGTCAAACGCTCTATTTCCCAAGGGCGAAGAAGATAAGGCTTGTCCATTAAGTTGACAAAATAGTTTTTTAAATTAGGTGGAGGTATTGGTTCATTTGTTGCCTGACCATTTACCCCCTCCTTGCGTTTGGGAAACTCTTCTCCCGAACTATTTCCATCACAGCTTCAAATCTTTCCTTCTCTGACATCATCAGAGATTGCACTTCATTCTCTGGAGCAGAGAACAATGATGCTGCTAATGCAATTGCACCAGAAGGAGTAGACATTGCTGCTATAGATAGTTCGCTTCCAAAAGAATATGCTCCAGAAGCAATATCCCTTGTTACAGAAGATATCGCTTCACGGAACTCAACTGGCTCAAGATTATTCTTGAGAGAAAATACAGCATCTAACGCTTTCTTTTCCATCCTCTTTTCAAAGTCAGCTTTAACTTTTTGTGTAATGAGTCCAGCGGTATATTTCTTACCGTTAAATTCAATAGTTAAAGACCCTTCGCCTTCGGAATTGAGAAGACTGTTTACTGTATCTGACATATGCTTCCTTTCAAAATTTTAACCAACAATAAAACTAAACTGTCCATAAGTTGCAAAGGTAAGGCTCATTTTTTGAATGTCTTTTACCGCTGCATCATAATTGATAGCAGTCAATACACAATTGGTTATTGTGTATGTAACAGGATTTACCGCATCATCACTATTGTCATCAATAATAACAATCGATCCAGTCGATCCAACTTTTAATCCGTATCCAGAAATAACTTCAAGTAAATCACAAGTTATTTCAGCAGAATACAAACCAATAACATGAGAATCAAAACCCATGTTGTTAAAATTAGTGGAATCAACAGTTTCTGCTTTGCTATTAACAGATATATTTGTAGCTGGAACACCTTCTAAATCACCAATCGAAACCTTACCATATCTTCCAGAGAGAATAGCCATTATCAAATCTCCTTGATTAGAATGTTACCAATCCAAAATTAACGGTAGCAGATGCCGAAGGAACCAAAGTCAATTTAACCTTCTGAACATCTTTAACAGGCACATCATAAGTGACCGCAGTAACCGTACAGTTTTCAAAAATAAATGTTAGTGGATCGCCACCATAAGGCCCATATTCATTTGTTCCTAATGTAGCCTCAGTTGATGTTGGTGATAAAGCTAAAAACGCTGCTCTTCCACCAGTAGGTGAAAGCTCTACATCAGCCTTCATGCCCGCAAAAATGGGTGGCAATGCAACTTTATCGTAAAGAATTTCAACAGTTATTTCTGCACTTTTGATGCCTGGAACTAATCCTGTGAAACCACTAGTTGCAAAACTAGATGCATCAGGTGTATCTATTTTTGTAGCTATGCTTGCGGTTGTAACTGGAAGGGTTCCAGTACCTACGGTTCCATCAGTTCTAAGCATATTAAACAAGGCTATTTTGCCTGTTAAAAAATAATTTGTGACTGCTGCCATATTTAACTCCTTAAGTTAAACTAAACCCTGTTCCATGAACCCATATGATACACGAAAACCAGTAACATTGTAAACTGTATTCGGGTTACTGTTGACGGAAAACGGCTGAATTCCCTTTACCATAACTCTTGAAGGGCTAATAGACCCTGGGAATTGACCTATCTGAAAAACTTCTTTTCTTATTTTGTATCTGTCATCAAGATCCGTATACACAAGATCCCTAGCGTACTCTTGAATGTAATAAACCCTGATTGAATATATGTATTCAGATATCCCGCCAAGGGCTTCTATTCCTAATTCTTCGCCTTCTTCTGACGGTGCTATCACTACGCATGGGAATGCATCAGATTCTCTTATTACCGCACCTTTACGCTTGTAAACCGTATAGGTCAAAGCCACTAGGTTTTCTGCAACAGTATCTATGATCGTAGTATAACGATCCGCTGCATTAGCTGCCATCATTGGTCTTGGCTTGCGATATATTCTGTTATTCATGTTTAACTCTGTTGAGTGCAATCTAATCCGTAATATTCCCTGTTTCCAGAGTTATCAATGTGGTTGACATAATACTTAACTGAATTAACATCCGTTATTTCGCAATCAATCATTGGCTTAAACCCACCAAGATTAGCTTTCCACACCAAAAATCTTGTGATACTTTCAATCTTTGCTACACCACTTTGATCGGTGTAAGCCAAAGTCATTGCTCTTCTAAAACCATAATTTGTTGTAGCAGTAACATTGTCTACATTTTTTAAAACCAATACTTCTGGATTATCAAAAACATGATATTCCTGAGACAAATTTAGCGTAGGCATACACACCCCTTACATGAATTGTGTCTTGTATGTTTGCGGATTCACATAAGTCAAAAGCTTATTTACTTGGGTAATATGCTGCAAAGTCTGCTGTCTCCACTCTGTCCTAGAAACAGCAACACCTTCCCATGAATAAGAAGGTTGAGGGCTTGCAGAATCAGCCACCAATGCGTTTATATAGTTGTCTCTTATAGTCAGGAGGTTTTCGGCTGGAGTTGGCATAATAACCTCTTAAAAAGAAAACTAGGGGCCAAGAACTGACCCCTAGCTCTAGGGTAGGTAGGACTAGGCTGGAAGTCCTTGAACAACATAACGAGGATCAGTAACACCAGCAGAACCCCACCAAGAAGCCTTGATGGCAACCGCAATGTCCTGATTAAACTCGGCCCAATTATTCGCTGGAGCTTGAACAACTTCCATAGGCTTGGCCTCTCTCCAAACAAACGCTTTCTTGAAGTTACCCAAGTAAACATATTTGTCTGCGGTAGAAGCAGAAATACCGCTGGTTACCAACAGGTTTCTCGCATGAGCGGATGTGAGAAGACCATAGTTGTTGTCAAGCGGATTAGGACTTTCCAACTGTTCAACATCACCAGAAGTGGCAAAAGGCCCATTTTTGGTAACTGTCTGAGGATTAAGAATCCTAGAAGCAGTATATTTTTGGAAAGGCATAACGAGCATTTGCATACCAGGGCCAAAGATATCGATTGGCTTGCCAGTATTAGGATCTTTCATTTGGTAGAACAATTGTTCTAGCGTATTAATGCTAGCAAAATTGCTCAACGCATAAGAAGTCACCTTATTGATGAAGCCAAAGGTCATACCCGCTTGAGCGGTGGCTGAATAGGTGTTTAGAGTTGACTCTACACCATTAGCAGTACCGTATACATAGCTACCTGTGAGGCCGAGTACCGTGTTAAGAATTCTCTCTTCACGAACTAGACCGCAATAAGTACCTACGGATTCAGCAGATGCTAAAGCTTGGGAGGTCTTATCCGAATAAATCATTTCTGCGGTAATAGCACAAATTCGCCCCACCTTTTCGATGGCTGGAAGTCGTACATAGTTACCAGAGAACATGGTGTGTGGATAAGGCATACCAGGTTGAACCACTTCTGGCGAAGGACTGATGTCCGATAGCCAAGGAATCAACTCACTAGCAAGGTTCTGACCAGCAGGGATGGTCGATACAAGTTGATCACCAATAAATGATGCCAACTTATACTTTTCTTGAACCGTAGTGATAAGGATCTGGCCTGTGATGGCAGCAAAGTTAGAAGCATCAACTGCTTCAGTTGCTTCCATAAAGGTTCGCTCTGGCCCATTGAAACGATTAAGCTGTTCGGCCCAATCATCACCCATGATGCCTTCTGCAAGACCTCTAAGGGATATGCGATTTACCGCAACATCACCTTTAGAAATAGATTCCGAAAAGAATGCCTTGGTTTTAGCCAAACCATTTTGTTGGCCGAATTCCTTCAGCTTTTTACCTAGACTCTTCATAACAATCTCCTTAAAAAGTTGTGGATTATCGGGCCACAGGGTTTTGACTAGACAACAATTGGAATTTTACAGTACCAGTACCCGCAAGGGCTTCAACAACTCGACCAATAGCCAAAGCAGCGGATGCAACTTTAACCAAAGATTGTGGCTGAAGAACGCTAGATACTGCGGTGGGGCCAACAAAATCCCCAACGAGAAGAGCGGAACCAGTATAATCACCAGCGTAGATACCAGAGCAATCAACCCGAATCTGGTTGGCTACCGAGTTACCATACACAAGTGGGATGTCTGCTCTCTTTAATTGACCAGATACACCTAGGAAAGCACTTGCAAACGCAGTTTGAGTGGTTGCCAAGTTGGTATCCCAAGGAAAATCAAGAGCAGAGATCGCACTACCGGAAGATAGAGCTACAAGATCGCCAACTTGAATCGCCTTATTGGTGGCAACAGGAGCCACCACAGGATTAGTCGCATTGAAACTGTAAGTAATCGCCATGTCATAGACTCCTTAATGATGGCTATTTGCCAAGGACATTTTCACGGAACTGTTGATAATTCGACTCGCCTTGGATTGCAGTCGAACTAACTGGCTTAACACTAGCTCTGACAAGAGCAACCTTTTTTCTGTCTTCAATCGCTTCTGCCCACATCGTTTCACCGATAGCGGAAAGTTGCTTTACAAACACAGGGGTTGCTTCTAGTTTATTCTCCTTAAGCAGGGAGAATATTTTTTCTTCATTGAGTTTTTCGGCCTTCCATTTGCGAAGCTCTAGAAGCTCGTTAATGGATTCCTTTTTTTCGTCATCCATTTCTTCTTCGCCAGAATCATCGTCACTATTAGAAGCTTGTGCTGGTGTTCCAGAAGTAGGATTTCCTGTTACATCTGAGGTTTCAGCAGTCACGCCACCGAGGCCAGTTGCATTGGCAATAAGGTCAAGAATCATCTGACCTTTTGCCGAACCTTCACCTGGGCCAACGCAAATTTCCATAATTTTCTTGAGCATATCAGAAGACGGTTCTTCCGAAGCCGGTGCAGCAGTTGGCTCTTGTGCGGGTGCAGCATCTGGAACCTCTTCCTTATACATTTCCTTTACAGGATTTTCTTCAGTCATCATTTTGTCATTTTTCATTGCAGTCTCCTTGGATTCAAAAATGGTGGTGGTAGTTGCAGGGTTTGCAACTAGATCCACCGATCTAACTCTGTCAATTCTGACAACTCTTTCTGTACCATCTTGATCTGGAATTGATTTGCCACTAACAAGATGGCTAAAGCCTACATCACCGAGGCCATTATTTTCTGCGAACCACAAAAACGAATCAATCCCATCAGCATGGGGGTTATATCTGAAGTCCGCATATAAACCTTCTGAGGTAAAACGGACATTTTGAAGCCATCCTAGCCTGTCAGAAAACAAAGGTGCTTCGGTTTTGTGGTCTTTATTTACTGGAGCGTTTTCGTAAAGCGGAACTGCATCACGAATCGCTTTTGGATCGTAGATTCTGCCATTCATTGAGCTAAATCCAAGCACTTTTACACCGTAAACAATGGACTTGTTTCGGTCAACTACACCTGGTTTATTTTCAATGACGGCATTCATAGTATGATATTACATCCAATCGTCTAGTGTTGTCAACAATTATCCTGTTACAGTCGATGTTTTTGGTGATTTTGCTGCTGGTAGATTTGGTGGTGGTTCATTTCCACCAAGTTTTTCTGGTGAAGAACTTGACACAGGTTGAACGGGTTCGGGGATCTTTACCACTACATCACGGAACATAAGATCAATGATCTCAGGAGTGATCGCAGGGAATGATGCTCTCGCAATCGCCTTGCCACTTTCCATTGGAATTTCACCAATAGTGCATCGATGAATAATATCGACAAGGTTTGCGATCTGTGCCCCATTGAGAGCGGAATCTTGAACTTGATCTCCACCACCGATCCCTTGCGTAGCACTTCCAGACTCAATCCTTGATGAAGGATTCATTGGATCAATTTCCGTTGCACCCTTCTTCTCGTCAACAATTGGCTTGATGAAGTTTGATGCTTCGGTATCGTTATCAAGGCCTAATTCGGCCCGAATCGTTTGAATCGACTTCACGCCCATCGAATGGTACACATTGTTCATCTCAGCTTCCTTCTGATGCTCTCTTGATTGAAGAGAATATGCTTCAGAAGTGATCTTGATGTTCTTAAGAATCTCTTTTGGAATGATACCGTGTTCGGATGCGAGGTGAATCTGCGACCAAGCTAAAGATTTGTTTGGCTCGAATCGACATTCGGCCAAGGATCTTCCAACAATCCCTTGCCATCGCTCAAAGGTTCGCCTTGCTGGAGCTTCCGCAATGAGTGCTGAAGAGTAGTTATTATTTGATGCGTCACCGGACATGAGTGTTTCGCTGATTCCAAAGCGTGTTGCAAGGGATCGTAGGTTAGCCTGCAAAACTTGGATAAGCCCTGCTGCATCGACATTTGCCCCTGGAAATTCGTAGTCGATGTTTGCGGGTGCTGTGATGATCGATCCATAGCCAAATCTCTCCAATCCAATATTCTCTGTTGCACCCATATTATTACTGCCACCAAGCGTAGCATCGATTTGTGAGTCAACAAGTGATGCCATTGAGTCAGGGGCAACATTGTTTACCTTCCTGATCATCGCAATCTTTGCTCTAGCTTTCGCCATCGTGACCGTAGAAGCTAAAATATCCTCGCAATTGGTCAAATTCTGGAACACAGGGTAGAATGTAGTCAACCCACGCTTTGCATTCGCATTTGTGCCAATTTTGATGTGTATGATTTCTTCAGCAGGGATAAAATCGGGTTCTCTAGATACCCTAGGCTTCAAAATGACATTATAACCTAAAACGGTGTTAATATCGTCTTCGTCACACACAATCCCAAACGAATCTTTTGGTGATCCGATATCCGTAGCATACCCTCTGACCAATTCTGGCTCAATAAAGCGAATTACTAGCATTCCATTGGCTTGTGGGAACTTTCTAATGAATACCTCTCCATCAACATGGAGTCTGTACACAATTTCATTCTCGACATCCACCATGCTGTTGTATTCACGAAAAATGTCTAAAGAGGCTTGACATCTCTTCAGTAATTCTTCTGGAACTGGGTTCTTTAGATCGATTGAAGCTACCCGCCATTTAAATCCCGCAGACCCCACAACAAATGATTGAAAGCATTGAACTAACCCATGAGCAAATTCGTTGGTAGCAAACACGAATCTAGCTCTATCCCTGATGCTTTTAAGCTGCCACCAAGACAGATAGATCGGAAGTTGCTCACCTGATAGATAATTGTCTCTAACCGCTAATTGAGCGGGATTGACCCAACCACCCATCCCCGCATTAGGGAACTGAAAAGCACCATATTCAGACGGATCGTTCCAAAATGGCCCCCATCCAGTTTGATAACTGCCTGTGTCATACGAAATTGATTCCGTAATCGGTTTTTGGCTTGTTTTCTGTGATGGTTTTCGTTTTGCCATTGGATTCTCTAATTATTGATTGTAAAGAACCCATTTACACTTCCAGAGGTGTTTCCGCTGGTGATAATTTTCAAACCACCAGTAGAAACAAGGATTCCGTCACCCTGACCACTAACAGTATATATTTCGTACTGTTTTACATGAATTTTTCCAGATAAAGGCGTTAAATCAGTTTGAACAAACTGAATGTAACAATCGCAATCTGGTTGCAATGTGAAAACATGAGAATCACCAGCACCAGCAAATATTGCTGTAGTTGATGGTATTGTTGCACTATACGCTACTGTTGTAATTGTCATATTTTAATACCTAACTGTATAAAGTTACAAAACCACTTAATCTTCCAGATGTATTTCCATTTACTGTCAGTTTTATCCCAGCATTAGTTATCAACATACCATTCCCTTGTACAGCACAATAAAGTTGCTCATACATCGGAATGTGAATTTTTCCTGTCATTTCAGTTGTTCCATCAGCTTTAAAAAACTGAATAGTACAATCACAATCCGGTTGCAACATAAATCCGTGAATGTGACCCGAACCACTAGCAATGATCGTTGTTGTGCCTGGAATGGTTTGCGAAATCGGCATCGAACTATCTGGCATATAACCTCCGGTTAAGATGTACACATTGTATTGGGTTTTATATGAATTGCAAGAGAAAATCATTTTGACGATTTGGGAAAAATAGAAAAATTTTTTGGATGCACTTTTGAATTTTACAAAATGAAACTTGACGGTTCTAAAAAAAAGTCTCTGAGTTTAGGGTGGGGTGGGGGGGCCTGGAACCAGGTTGAAATATTAATAGGATAAACAAGTTTAGGATATCAATATATTATTATCATTCTATCACATTAGTATACATTAAGATTATTGAATACAATAATAAAATTAGAATCCTGATTCTATTATAGAAGTAGTAGAGAATGTACTAAATTGGATATAAATATATTATTATATAATAATATATATATAAATATATATATATATATTGATATATTAACATATATCTATCTTCAAGCATACATCACCCCCACTATCTACCATTCTGATCATCACACCTGGAATAGTACAAAATACTAATAACACGGTGTGAGATACCATAGAATGTAAGTAATTAATAAATACCAATAGCTAAAATAGACTAAAATAATAATTATTTTAAAAAGAATTTTATCGTCATAAGTCTATATATTGCAATGGTTTACAAAAATGTATCAAGCTAAAATAATTGTCATTTTATAATATTGCTATTGCCATTTATATTAATTGCCGATATAAAAATAGTGTAAGGTTAACCAATGTGGTTAACCAAACAAGTGTAACGAAAAGAAAAGAAAAGGGTTTATCATGATTAAGGCATTAGCATTATTAACTATGTTCGGTTCTGCATTAGGTGTGATCATCGTTTCTTCTGTATTGCTTGCGTTTTCTACTAATAATCTACCACTTACATTACTTGTAGTTGGAATTGAAATTACTGCATTTTTTGCATTAGTAGCTAAAGTAGATATCGAACTAAATAGGTAATAAACCAATGATAAACTATTCAATCATATTGTTTACAATTGTTGTTTTTTTACTATCCATCATAGGCAATTAATCGAACTGGAGACTTAAAATGTATATCACTAAATCGCAATGTTTTGGGCATTACATGGTAATTGGATGCGGATATCATACCGATGTATTTGATATGAATACCGATAAAATGATTTTTGGAATTGACGCAATGGAAGCTAAAAATCATTGGTTAGCTTGCAAAAATAAATGCATAAAGCTAATCAAGGATAACGCAATAACAATTAACTAGTATTGTTTACAAGTTATGTTTTTTCACACTATTTTTACAAGGAGTTTTGCAATGGTTATTAATTCTAAGAAAACAGTTAAAAAGTCTAATAAACCTAGTGGATACATTATTTACCAAAATAAAGTGATAGTGGTAATAATGATCATTAGATCAAGCAATAAAAAGACCGGCAACATGGTGCAAACTTACATTATTCGTAAGGATGTCAACCCATTGGAAGCATTAAAGAATGGTAAGGATAGTGCTATTTGTGGAGATTGCATTCATAGGGGTAGATTTATTAAGAATGAAAAAACAGGTAAAATTGAATGGAAGCGTACCTGTTATGTGAATGTTGGTCAAGGGGTTTTGCAAGTGTATAAAAGTTACATTAAAGGCAATTATCCCAAATACAATCCACATAAACATGATGTTAGGTTGTTAGATAAGAATGGTAATAAAAGAATGATTAGACTTGGAACATATGGAGATCCCGCATTCGTTCCATTGCGTGTGTGGGAATATTTTTTGCCTAAATTCGATGGCAAAACAGGATATACACACCAATGGGATAAACCTTGGATTAATCCAAACTTTAAAAATATTGTTATGGCATCATGTGATAGCAAAACCAATGTATTAGACTCTAATGCCATTGGTTACCGATCCTTTATAGTTGTTCCACATGATGAAAAAATAGCCAAAATAAATGATATGAATGCTATTAACTGCTTAAGTGATTCTATCGGCCGAAAATGCGAAGACTGTGGGCTATGCAATGGCAATGAAAAAAATAAAGGCAAAAATGTTTACATTAACGCACATGGTGCGAGTAAGCGTTTTGTTTTGTCACTAGTTTAAAATTGTTTCCAGTTCATTCTTTTCCCTGTTTTTTAACACTATTGGAGTTATTACGATGAATATTTTAAATAATGAATTTTTGTACCGATTTCAAATTAATGATATTGGTATTATCCTTGTCAAGCTTCCAATGGATAATGACGATTCTAAAAAACAATTTAAGTTTTTTAATGGTATTGCATCATATAAAGTTATTGATGAATTGAAGAAGTTTAAAACACTACTTCAAGCCCAAAAATATCTAGAATCATTGTTTGCAGATTACAAAAATACTAGCTATTAAACCTAGTAACCCTTGACCCTTAACCCTTAACCCTATTGGAGTTTATTTCATGCTATCGACTATCAAGTTCACTATTTGTTTGAATGGCTTTAAAATTGGAATACTAGAAATACCTAGGCACATGGTAAGCCACTATCTACCCTTAATAGATAAGGAAATAAGGGTAGAATCATTACCCCAATTTTACCTTACATATACTCAAAAAGTGATAGAAGATAATCCACTAGTTAGACTTGTTTACATTGATTAGATACCCTTACCCTTATTTTCAATAGGGTATACCCTAAATTTTAAAGCTTAAAAAGTTTACCTTATTGCCATGCTATCTATTTAGATAGTGTGGCTTAAGGCAATAGACAAGGTATTTTGCCTTGTCATTATCGGTATACCTTATTTGGAGCCTCGAGCATGGATACTAGCAAGACGATTACAACCATTGCCATTAAACCGGATCATATTACAGAACTGGAGTATTACAATGAAGATATTGATGGCTTAAATAACCTTACGATCAAGGTAACTAATAACATGGTAACGATAATAGCTTATGACGATGAGTCAAACGAGATTCTAATTAAAGCTTTATTATTCTATCAATTATTAGAATCGGCAACAAATAAGCACAACAACAAAAAAGCAGTATTTAAAAAGCTATTTAATCGAGATTAAATTGTTTCCAGTTCGTTTCATTACCTATTTTTTTGGGAGTTTATACGATGATGGGCATTAACATTAATTGTAAGCACCAAGACTTTATTGGCCAAATTCTAAACGGCAATAAGGTTATCGAAACGAGAAACACACCTAGTTTAAACCCTTACATAGGGCAAAGAATAGGCCTGATTAGAACTGGTCAAGGTAAAGCTACTCTTGAAGGGTACGCAACAATAACAGGTAAAATTGTATACTACAATAAACTATCGTTTGATTCTCATTTTAACCTTCATTTAGTTGATTGTAATTCACCATATTACATAAAAGAACTATCAATTAAGGTTGGTTACATCCTTGGAGATGTAATAGCAATAGAACCACAACTTGTTTCAAGTAGGGGTATAATTGCAAGACAAATAGGCTAACCCCTATTTTTGATGGGTATGGGGGTAAATGTTTTACCCCTAAAGATTTTCACTATTTTTGAAAGGGTTTTGCAATGGATGATAAGAAGCTTGCTATTTTGAATGATGCTTTAAATGCTGCTTGCAGAGTTATTCAAGATGCTTACGGTATTGACGATGGGGGTTATGCTGAATCATTTTTTGAAGGCGAAAACAAAGCCCATTTTGAATGCCTGTTTAGCAGTTACATTAAGTTTGAGGTAGATAATAAAGAAGATGAACTAGAAGAAAATTTAGACCACTATTGCGGAAGAAAACAGATCAAATAGGGCAACCCCTATTTGCAATGGGCATAGGGGTGAAATCAACTGGGCAAAAAATTGTGCAACGGAATTTTATCATTTTTTTTGAAAGGGTTTAGCTATGCGTACTTACAAGAATCAGTTTCCAAGATATGATGCAGAACTATTAAAGATAGATGGCTTTTATGACTCTTCATGGGGCAATGATATCTGCCCATCTATCACAATGGATTTAGGCAATGAATGGTATTGCCAAATATTTTGTGATTACCTTGACCCAAAGTTAAGAGAAGAGAAAGAATCAACCCGATTTTTCATATTGCATCAGCAAGACAACAGTTATGAAGGGGCAAAGCTTATGACCGATAGCGAAGAAGAGGTAAGGCAATGGGTTAAGGATAACATCACCAACAAAAAGGCTTAACCCCTATTTTCAATGACCTAGGGGGCGAAATCCCTAGGTCAAAAAATTTTTTTATTTTTGGAAAGGATTTGTATCATGCTACGAATAAATAAAGATAAGCTTATCGAACCAATGTCATGCAACAACAGATATTCAATTGAGATTAGAGTTAATATATTGCATTGCATGACATCTAATCTATCTGTAATGAGGAAACTTTGGAATAAGCGGTTGAAATATGCTCCCAAAGCATTAAGGAGAGGTTATATCAAGTGTGTACTTGAAAGGCATTTAGCTAACCAAGATTTGTATATTCGTGTTATGAATGGGATGCTTTAAACAAATTAAACCAAATCACCTTCTACCCTGTTTTTGAATGGATGCACCCTCATTTTGGGGGAGTCCAAAAAGTTCTATCCTTGAAAGGGATACATCATGTCTACAGAATCCGTTCCAGTTTCTAAAATTGTTGAAAAGGGCCATCCTGATTACGATCCTAACCGTATTGTTACTATTACCTTGAAGGCTTCTGAAGCCTATATCGTCAGGTACATTGCAGCTATTCTAGCTGATGAACGATGCAGGGATGAAGGAAGAACATCAATCATTGAAGGGTGCAATGCTACCCCCAAAGACATGATGAAAATTCATCACAAAATATATTCTGATGAAATGGGCTGGAGGCATTACGATCTAGATAAGTAGACCCCCTTTTTTCTTCACCCTATAGGCTAAATCTGTAGGGTGAAAATCTTATCAAGGAAGCAATATGAAAAGACCTATTGAATGCTCCAAGTGCGGTAAGCATATCATCAAAATGTATGGCTATAAAGACCTATGCAATTTATGCCATACAAAAAGCTTAAACCTATCAGCAAGAGGTACTGCGGAGCTTAAAAAGCTAAGGGATGAACTAAAGGAAGTTAAGGCAAAGCTAAGATCCTTGCGAACAACTTTAGCTAATACTAAACTATCGTTGAAGACTGCTGCAAGGGTTAATGAAAGGCTTAAGGCTGATCATCGTTCTGATTTCGAGTGGGATCGTGAAAGAATCAAGCAATATAACAAGGAAAAATCATGAAAGTATTAGTAGCTTGCGAGTACAGCGGAACTGTCAGGGATGCATTTAAGGCCAAGGGCCATGATGCTTGGTCATGCGATTTACTTCCTACAGACAAACCAGGGCAACACTACCAAGGCGATGTAATCGAATTCATTAAGAACAATCCAGGTTGGGATCTTATGATTGCTCACCCGCCCTGCACCTATCTTGCATCATCAGGACTTCATTGGAACAAACGCATTCCAGGTCGTGACCAACTCACCTTGGAATCATTAGAGTTCGTGACCCTCTTATTCAATGCACCTATACCCAAAATCGTACTGGAGAATCCTATTGGGCGAATCAATACAGCAATCAGGAAACCTGACCAAATAATTCAGCCTTGGATGTTCGGAGAGGATGCATCAAAGTCCACTTGTTTATGGCTTAAAGGTGTACCCAAGCTTGAAGCAACTGACATCATAAAGAAGGACAGGTACGCAAACCAAACGCCATCAGGACAGAACAACCTTGGCCCATCCAAGGATCGCTGGAAGATCAGGTCAACCACCTATCAAGGTATTGCAGATGCAATGGCAGCACAATGGGGGTGATTCCACTAGCAAAAACACCATGTAATCATGTATACTGTTAGCCTAAGAGGGTTTGTTAAGACCCTCTTTCTTTTTGGCTCAAGGTATATATAATGGATGACAAAAACTTTTGGTCGTTCACGGACATCGCTGCTGACCTTGACTTAGCATATACAACCATCCGTAGAAACATAGAAACATTCATCAAGCAAAAGAAAATGAAACCGCTTACTAGAATGAAAGCGGACAAAGGACACTTTTGTTCTGTCATGGATAGCACCCAGTACAGTCTGTTTCGTGAGCTAATGCGTGGAAGAACTGCGGTAAACAAGGATGATGAAACAGTTAATGACAAGATGTCTGACGATGGGTTCTTCTACCTAATCTTATTAGTTCCAGAGTTTTCAGACGGTAGGATTAAAGCTGGATTTACATCTAGGTTAGATTCAAGATTTTCTGAACATTTGATGTCAGCACCAACTGCAAAGCTAATCTACTCAACTCCATGTCAACGAGCGTGGGAAACATTCCTGTTAGCTTATGTACACAGTCATGGTAAAAGGATTAGATCAGAAGTATTTGATGTTCCTGATACAAAGGTTTTAATCAAAAACCTTAAGACCCTCTTTTCCCAAGTTGAGCAACGAAAATGAATCACGAAAAATAAGTCCAGCATCGTGGACTAAGGAACCGCCTTAGTTAAGGGAAACGCATTTGCGTGAACTAACGGTTGCTAAGTCGAATCATATAGGTTGCATTCATTCCATAATACATTTCGGTTTTGTGTGGCTTAAATCCAAATCTTTCCCAGAACTTATTTGAATCAAGCACAGACATCAATGCTTTAGGATATGATTTTATTTTAAGAACTTCATTAACCAATGCAGAAGCATATTGATTTCCACGATGTTCTTTTAATATGCAAAGATCGTGAATGTAATAACAGGTTGGATGTTCTATTTTTTTGTAGTAGAAATTGATTGGATAAGGCTTAAACAAAATGTAGGGAAATGAAATGATATATCCTATCACATCATCCCCTTGCTGACATACAAAGCATCCGTCAGGATAAGCAATCATCTTAGACCGAAACGATTCAACACCTTCATAATAATTGTCTGGATAACTATTAGTTCCAATTATATCGATAGAATCAAAATCATTCTTTGTCGCTTTTCTTATCATCTTCCTCAGTACCTTTAAGAAGTTCAGCCAGGGCAATATAAGCAGCAGCATCTTCAAGGGTATCTTGATGATACCCTTGAGAAAGACGAGCAAGCTTTAACATTGCCATCATTACTGCTACTTCATAAGCGGTTATTTCACGCTTTAAGAAGTTAGTCCACATTGATGCAATACGCTTTAGATTAAGCTCTGGAGCATCGTATTGATTAGCCCTTTCAACAATGTGTTCAGTACAGCGGGAAAAGAATTCAGACAGCAAATATCTATCCATTTATAAACCTTTCAATCAGTACAATGACAACTAATCGTGTCATCAAAATCTGGAAACATTGGAAGCTGCATTCTAGATTGTTTTATTACATTTTCATAGCTTGGTCGATCTTTTCTGAAAGTATGCTGCTTTGATTCTGCAACACCCAGCATCTTTTTCTCTTGCTCTATCCACCAGTTTAAAGCATCTGGATCTTCTTTTGCTACAAGATCAAGTCTGTATCTACTCTTAAGAAAACAACCTTGGCAATTCCCATGATGCTGTGCTATTTGCAAATCAAAAGACTGTTTGCTCCAGAAGTTCATTACATCTTGAAGAGTATGTTTAGCATCATTCATTGGAGTTAACGCTGGATTTTTTCTGCTGAAATTCTTTCTAATGTTAGCTACTCTTCTTGGTTCATCGTGTCGCAAACCTATAAGCTGATTATGCCTTTTGAATAAAGATCCGTAAACATCTTTCATGTATCGATCCAGCAGTTTTATTTTTAATTCTACAGTACAGAATCTAGCAACTGGATTAGGAAGGTATTGTCTTTCATCGATCAAAATACTAAAGGGTTCTCCATTTCTTGATGCATCTTTATGATTAGTTATTTTGAACCTTGGCTTAATCTTCTTGCCAACATATTCCAGCCAAACTATATCTATCTTCCATTCTTCAGAACACTTCTGAACAAAATCCAAAGTCTTTGGATGCTCCAAACCTGTGTTGCAAAAAACAACTTTAATATGTTCTGGAAGAACATTTTCATGTGCCTCCAGAACTTTAGCCAACATAAACCCAGATGTTCTACCACCGCTAAAAGAAATAACAGATGGATCTTTCAAGAAGTATTTGTTATCCATTTGACTCTGCATTGGAAACACCTTCCATTTCTCTTCTCATGTTAATCTGCTCTAAGACAGCTTCTTTAACCTTTTCATCAATCAACTGTCTTTCTTTAGCTTTCTCTTCTCTCTTTAAAGCTAAAGCAATTTTCTTTTCTTTAGCAGTAATCTTTCTTGTTTCCCGCCTCATCATCTTAGCTAATACAGATGACATTGGAACCAAAAAATGAGACTTACTTTTCTTGTTAAACTTCTCTAGTTCGACTGGGTCGATTTCAATCCCAACTAACCTGATCGCATCCATCAAAGGCTTCTGATCACTCATATCTATTACCCCACGAAATTCGTTTCGGTAAAAATAATGAGCGATTAGCCCTGCCTTTACCCCCATAACCAACTGGGCCTCAGGGCTAGTCAAATACAACTCATCGTTAATGTATACTGGCATATTATTTACCTTCCTTTCTAACTAACTCTTCTGCAATTTCCAAAAGTTTAGAACTATTTGCGGATTGGAATTTCAGTATAGGATACAAACTCATAAGTATGACGATTCTTTCATTTAACTTTTGAGTCCATCTCCAACCACTAGCTTCTATTCCATTGACAGTTACGCTTACACCATCATAAATAGCCTGTTGACATCCTCTAGACTCAATTAACCCTGGGAACAAACCATCTATTGTTTCTGCAACATCTTGAAGAAGATCAGAAATTTTCTTTTTATTAAGCTCGTAAGGCTCATTGCTGTCAGTTTTTTTAACAGCTTTAGCCCATTCGCAACAAGCCATGCAAGCAGCAAAATTGATGTAGCTATCGGGCTTGCGTTTAGCTATTTCAGAATCATCCCAAAGCACAGACAAATTGGCCAAAGCTTCGGAGGCAGCAGCAAACATCTCGTCAGGCATGATTTCAAGACCTGTGAGTTCCCTTGAAATAAAGGATGCCCTTCTAGCACAGGTTTGAACTGCTGCAACTTTAGAAATTTTTGCCATTTTTTTATCCTCTGGGCTTCCGTTCCCCGAATCTTTATTCTTAAACATTATAACCCCTTCTTTCAGTTTTTGGTAAGTTCAATTGCTACATAAGAATCGTCACCATTTGTAAGCTTTTTACCTAACTTAATAGTGATGGATTTAACACAATCTGTATCATCTCCTAGAAGATAACCGCAATGCTGAAGTTGATCGAGTATCGGCTTGATTCGATTATCCAAATCGGATTTTCTCCAGTTTCTCCCTGGGTAAACCATAATCAGTACATCCACAGGAAACAAACAGGCATCAATCCTATTCCGATCATCCGTATGGTGAAGGTTTTCCTCCCGCCATTGGCGATATTTTTCACTAAGGATAATTCTGCCTTTAAAATTCCTCCAGCAGTTATTTGCTGATGGAGGAAGGGTAAAGAGTATTGGATCGACTGGCATTGACTATCTCCATGACCATGCTGGTGCTACGATCTTAGGAACAATTCCATAATACTCAGGCACAAAAACACCAGTCTGATGAGCAGCAAGGTACTTCCTAATCGCTTCAAACACTTGGTTCTCCGCACGATCAAGATCACTCGAATCAAACTGGCAAACCATGCATGAAGGGTACTCGTTTTTATCAACAATGATGTGAAAAACATCATTGATTGGAATCTGCATAGACCGCAAACAGAATCGATATAGAGCCATCTGTCGAAGATATCCATTGAATACACATTCCTTGGCCCAATCCATAGGATCGTAAGAACCAACGGTTTTTAGATCGACTAAGAAACCCTTCTCAACGCAATACATATCAGGAATGAATTTGATCTGCAATGGTTGCCCATCAAATTCAATAGTGGTTAAAATTTCTTGTTCACGAACAACACCAGGGCAATTAAAATATTCTGAAGCAGAATTTTCTGAAATCGCAGCAATCATTTTATTAGCCTGTTCAACATCATCATGAGTAATGATTTCAATACCATCTGTTAAAGATGATTTAAAATTATCCCATGTTTCTTTACCAACCTTAGTTCGCTTATCGCAGACAGGAGCAACCGCAAAGCGGGCACTAACTGTAGCTGGTTCAAGCAACATAGCATGAACTAAGGAACCAAGGATCATTGCTGGAGATGGATCACGCTGAACAACCTTGTCTATGTATGTTTTCTTATACAGAACAGGTGATTTTCTAAACAATTCTAGGCGGGAGTGAGACACATATTCAATTGGAAACATTAGATTACTCTTTCTTTAAAAAACTTTTCTAGGATATCCAGAACCTGACCATTCATAGTTCTGTTTTGGCTAAGTGCCAGAAAATTCAACTGCTCTTTTAAATCCGAATTAGGTCGAAAAACTACCGTGAGTTTCTGCCTATCTTTCTTAGACCCGTGTCTTTTTGGCATTTTCCTTCTCCTTCAATAATGATGCCTGGTAAGCATCCCATTCACTATCGTACTTCCAAGGCTTCTCAAAAAAATAAATCAAATTGCCAACACCACCAGCACCATCCCATTGACCTTCTTGTTTTAGCCATCTGGCCAAACCAAGAATATTATCTCTATCGAAATACCACATAACGCACCCCTTTCAAAAAGTAAAACTGACAACATAATAAGTATATCATAAATATTTATTATTACCATAGAATCTTTTATTTTCTTTTATTTTCTGTTTTTTTCTGTTTTGGGTTTGACTTTTAAATTATTCAATCGTAGGATAGACGATGTGGTGGGAGTGGAACTGAGTTTGGAGTTGGCAAGATGCCTAGGAAGAAAAAACATAATCTTCTTTCATTTGACGAAGCGTCAAGCTTTTGTCCATATCCCCCTGGAAGCACAGAAAAAATAATTGTTTTGGAAGCAAGATTATTTTACGGAATTAATTTGTATCACTCTGGTGATAATTCGATACCAATAATTTCTAAAGATAAGAAAAACGCTTCTAAGGCAGAAACCGAATCTTGTCCAGATGCGGAGATACATCTGGATGATGATGATGACTAGCGGTGGTCATATGGGTAAGCTCGTTGCGAACCCTAAAAAGACATTAGCTTTTACCGAGGCTATTTAGTAACACACACCGCTAGTTTTTTTTACTTTTTTAAAAAGGGGATTGTTATGGATGATGAAATTGACATTGTTGAAAAAGACTTGGCTCGTATTTTTGTACCTGGGTTTATGCCCCCAGTAAGTTTGATGTCATCTGGTGATTTGGAAGCTGCAAAGCCATTGATGATAACAGGACTTGTCAACGCTGACGAAGAGTTGATGAAGTGGCTTTTGTTTAACGGAATTATGAGTCATGCTATTGGCCAAAACAAAATGATGAGCATAACCAGTATAGATGACATTACATCAGGAAGAGGGTCATATTATGACACTATTCTAAAGGTGAAAATGCAAATGGGCGATCTAAAAACAGTAGTTTCTATCGAGCTATCTAACGAGCAGCTCGAAGAAATAATTAAAATTGGTCTTCGCACTCAGTTTGGGCCAAATGTAGAAGCAGTCAAAGTGGTAACTTTGTACCACGGATTAAAGAAGTACGAGTTGGAAGTAACTTTTAAGGGGAGGGGTTAACATGAAAATTGGGAAGCCTGTTGGTTTTGGTTTGACTAATAAGCCAAAGGCAGTTGTCTTTGGTGCGGAGGGTTCGGGTAAATCCACGATGGGCAGTAAGCTTTCTAAAGCTTTGTTCATTGATGTCGAGGGCGGTATTTCTGGCATAGATATCGATTGTGTGGCAATAAAAACATGGGCAGAATTTGTGGCTACGATTAAAGAAATCGTAACATCTACAGAGTTTGTTTATGAAAATATTGTCATCGATTCTCTTACTGCTTTGGAGCGATTGCTTCACCAGCACATCTGCCAAACGAGTGGAGCATCATCAATCGTGCTAGCGTGTGGTGGGTATGGTAAAGGCCTTGTTGAGTCTGTTACTCAGATGTCTTTGCTGATAAATAGCCTTAATGCAAAGAAGGATCTTGGTGTTTACTTTTTGTGTCATAGTACTGTTAAATCGGTTAATGATCCAACAAGAGGTGAATACGCAAGCTTTGGTGTAAGGGCTGATAAGGCCATGTCTGAATGGGTTACCTCTTGGGCTGATCTAATTGGCTTCGTTGAAATCGACCTGATGGTTGGTGACGATGGCAAGCCAATTATTAAAAAGGATGGTAATGAGGTTCGCAGAACCATTACCGTTACTCCCAGGGGCGGTTTGACTGCGAAATCACGGATTCCAGGTGTGACTGGAACCATGACGGTTGACAATTTTGTGTCTAAGGTTAATGAAATTTTTTCTAAGAAAGGTAAATAGTTATGTCTGATGAATTTGAAATCTTTGGCCAAGATGAAGCTAAAGAGCTTCTTAAGGCAGATATCCTCTCGCCAGGGGAATATCCAGTAATCATTACCAAAGCGGAAGTTCGCACCAAAGATGACAAGAAATGGTTGTCTCTTGGTTGCCAGATCGATGCTCCACATGATATGCAGGGTCGATATAAGACCTTTACCTTGTATATTAAAGACGGTCATCCTAATCCACAGGTATGTAGCATTCATGCTAAGTTAAGGCAGAGTCTTGATGCTGCTTTGGGCCTTGACCGTATGACCTTGACTAACATCATTGGTCAAGCCTGTGTGGTTAAAATCAAAAACAGCGAGAAGAACGGTTCTACTTACGAAAATGTAGAAAAGTTTTTGAAAGCTGTTTAATCTTTGCTCATGCTGTGCTTGGAAGCAACCGATAAGAAAGGTAAGGAGGTGCAGCATGAGTAAACTTTTATTGGTTAGTTTGTGTTTCTTGGTTGGATGCCAAGGAACTAGGAATTCGATAGAAACAGGATTGTCAACACAGTTGATGTCTGACAGTCCTGTGATCGAAAAGATGGATGTAAATCTTAAGTTTAAAAAGGAGTGGTGACATGGAAGTTATTGCGAATATTTTTGAGTTAAGGGCAGCGGTTGCAAATGCCTTTGGTGAAAAAAGTTTTATTGAAACACTAGAGCGAAGGGGAATGTATCGCTCACGAATTGCAAGCGTTGTAGACACGGATTGGTCTACTGAAGATGGTCAACTAATAGCACATCATTGGACAGTCGATCCAGAACCAATTGTCGAAAAATTTAATTTTCCACCCACTTGGTCAAACAAGGAATCTTGGAAGAACACCTTTGAGTCTGATTATCCAGATTGCTTAGAAGATGCATTAGATATTGCATTATGGACTCCAAGAACACCATCTAGGCTGATTATTGAAGACGATAACGGTATTCGGGTTTTGAAATCGATTGAGACAGATCCGGTTCAAAGGGTCGAAGAAAAAAGAATTAAACCTGTTAGCTTTCCGATTAAAAGGAAGAAGTCTGTTAACAATCAACCTACCTTATTTGGAGCTTAACATGAGTGATGAACCTTTATTCGATCCAGAAGAAACAAAACCAATTCCCGCTGGAACTTACTCCGCTCGTATTATGCGAGCGGAGATTAAGACATCTAGGGCGGGAAACAAATACCTTGCTTGCGATATGCAGATACTTCAAGGGGCACAGCAGGGCAGAGCATTAGATGCAAACTTTCACATCTTTTCGACTGACACGAAGTTTAGAGCGGATTCAAGAAGAAAGCTGGCTCGACTGGCTTCTTCATGCGGTATAACTACCGTAATGAAACCAGAAGAACTTGTGGATAAACCTTTCTTAGTCGAAATAGGTGAAACCACCGATAACTATGGTGCAACGAATTTGATTCTTGGGTACTCAAAGTTAGGGAGGTCATAATGCTACGCAAGTATCAACAAGATGCTGTGAATTCACTATTTGAATTTCAGCATGATCGCCCTGGGCAATCATCCGTGATAGTAATTCCAACTGGTGGCGGGAAAACTAGAGTCATGGCTGAAATAATCAGAAGATCATTTGAGGCCAATCCGAATTGCAGGGGAATGATTCTGTCTCATGTAAAAGAACTGCTAGAGCAATCCAACAAGACTTGTACACATTATGCGACAACCACAGGTCTTCCTGTTGAGTCAATCGGAGTTTACTCCGCTGCATTAAAACGCAGAGAAGTAAAGCCTTTGACGATTGCAGGGATACAAAGTGTGTACAGAAAGGGTGCTGACTTTGGTTATCTGGATTTCATTATGATTGATGAATGTCATCTGATAAGCCAGAACAAAGAAACGATGTACCGAAAGTTTTTGTCTCAGGCAAAGATTTCTAACTCCAGGGTAAAAGTTGTTGGCTTAACCGCTACACCATATCGACTCCAGAGCGGAATCATTTTTGGGCATAAAGAAAAGACCTTTGACAATTGCTGCTACGCAATCGGGGTCAGGGATTTGATTGATGAAGGATTTCTTTCACCATTAGTTACGATGGGTACAAGTGATTCGCCTGATCTAAAGAATGTACGCATCAGAGCGGGTGAATACTTTTCTAAGGATTTAGATTCAATTCTTGAGAATGCTGATCTTGTTCAATCCAGCGTTAAAGAAGCAATCGTAAAAGCATCTTCAAGAAAATCTGTGTTAGTGTTTGCCTCATCAATTAAACACGCTGAAATGATTCTTAATGAATTAAAGAAGCAGGGCCAATCAGCAAATATGATAACAGGCGAAACCCATTCAACGATTAGAGATTTTTTGATCAATGGTTTTCGTGTTAACAGTTTTAAATGGTTAGTAAATGTAGCTGTTCTTACCACAGGTTTTGATGCCCCAATGATTGATTGCGTTGTGGTGATGAGGCCAACCATGTCGAAGGGGTTGTGGTATCAGATGGTGGGCAGGGGTTTCAGACTTGCTCCAGATAAAGAGAATTGCCTGATACTTGATTTCGGTGATAATGCTCTGAGGCATGGTTGCATCGATCAGATTGTAGTTGATGCTCAAGGCATTGAACTTCCAGCAGCTAAAGTGAAACGCTGCCCTTCATGTAATCTTATACACAGAATTGGCAATGTAATTTGCCCTTCTTGCGGATACTTCAAACCTAAAGAGGAAGAATCTTTATTTCCTGAGAAACTTTCTGCTAGTCAAACCAATGGCGAAATACTTGCTGGAAGACAACCAAAGCAATATGAAATCGTTGCTACTGGATATACAATTTATCGCAAAACACCTGCATCAGATCCTTGTATACTCGAAACACACGAAACGCTTGAAGGTAAATTAATTCGATGCTATCACTCTCTTAAGCATGGATTAGAATTTATAGTTTGGAAATGGCTTAAATCCATTGGTGCAAAAGGTTTACCAGACAAGCATTGGAACATGAATAAAGAAAGCTTGCAAATTCAAGAGTGGTTAGATACCATTCCGAAACCAATTGCTATCAGGACACATATAAATGAAAAGGGGTACTATCACATCGATAGTTACACCTTTCAAAGTAGCAGAGTAATAAGCGGAGGAGTGGCGAAAGGGTGAAACCACTCCCCCTGTGCTGGGAGGAAGCAGCCCAGCAACATTATCTTAACTAATTTAACAACAAAATCAAAGGAATAGGTGTGCCTTGGAAGAAATAAAAAAACAGGCGTTGCGAGTTCGTAAACAGGGGTTATCAGTCTTCTCGACTAAGGTCGATAAAACCCCAGTAATTAAGCGAACTAACCGAATAGTTGAGCTAAGAGCTAACCCGCTATCAGACCTCGAAATTGAGATAGATTTTAGCCATGCAAATGTAGCAGGGATTGCAATCAACTGTGGCCCAGTTGTTGGCAAAAACAAGGATCTTGAGTGCCTTGATATTGATTGCCCAAAGGTAGCAATTGACTTCCTCCCTGACTTGGAAGCAACTAGCAAAGAACTACACGATAAACTTTGCGGATGCGTAGAAACAACACCATCTGAAGGTTTACACATTTTCTACTACTTGCCATTAGGTAAATCAAAGTGCCGTGAATTAGCGGTAATGTCTACTGATAATGGCAAGAGATGGCTTTCCGAAGCTAAAGCTAAAGGATCGACTAAAAAGATTGCTCCACCACTAATTGAAACTAGGGGGGCGGGTGGATATGTAGTTGGATTCTATTCTCAGGCAGTCTCAAAAATTGATGGATTAGTTAAGCCATATAAAATGATTCATGGAGATGTTGCAACTATACCAATGCTTACTGCGGATGAACATGAATTCCTGATGTCATTTGCTCAATCATATGACCAAAAAGCAGCAAAGAGATTCATTGAACTCAACAAGGAACCTTACCAGTACAAAGAGATAGGTAAAAAAACTGCTCTTGATCAATGGCGAGCAGAAACTTCATGGCCCGAAATCCTTCCAGATTCTTACCGAGTAGTTGAGGTCAGGCATGACTACTTCATGGTGTGGCATCCTGATTCGTCAGGGCGAGAACCTAACGCTATTGCAGGGTGCAAGAATGGCGGGATGGATCGCTATTGGAATTTTAGCCCATTGGATTGGAGATTGAGTCCAAACATTCCACTAACTAAAGATTATGTTTATTGTATGAGCCGAGGGTGGCAACCAGGGAGCAGGGAGTGGAAAACATTTTACGCACAGGTATTTGCGAAATATTCAATAGACAAAATTGAAGATGAACCTGTGAATGAATCTAGGTGGGATTTTCTTGAAACAACGAAATCAGGTAAAGTTAAACAAATTAGAACCGTAGACATTGTGCCTGATGATGCCATTTCTTTTCCAGGTTGGATCGACACTTACATTGACTACTGCATGAGGAACGCACTATACCCAGAGAAGAGAATCGCTGCTGCATCTGCATTAGGTATGTTCTCTGCTTTGGTGGGAAGATGCATCATGGGGCCGAATGAACTAAAGCTTAACCTATATATTGTTGTGCTTGGGCTGACAGCTTCGGGCAAAGATTTTCCAAGAAAATTGAACGCTAGAATCTGTATGGAAATTGATAACGCTAGCCTCTTGATGACGAAGGTGGGTTCAAGAGAAGGTCTTGAAGAGAAGGTAATTCAAGGCCCAAAATTTCTCATGGCAGATGAAGGTGCATTTGATCTTGAGAAAGCAAAGTCAGGTGACACAAGGTTCAACGATGTAATGGGAACAATGCTAGAACTGTTCACATCAAACTATATTAAGAGGCGAGCTAAAGCGGGTGATGCGGACTCAGAAAACTTTATTCGCTACCCATTCCTTTCCATTATGACTTCATCAACCCCAGAAGAATATTTTAAGGCACTATCACCTAAGATGCTTCGGTCAGGTTTTTACAATCGTTTGCTGATTCTACAATCTGCAATTCGAGGCAGAATGAATCTTCGGGGTATGTCAGTATCGGAACCCATTCCAGAATATTTGGTTGAGGTTGCTGCAAGACTGATTGCCATGAATGAAAACCTTGTGCCTGGAGTGATCAAGGAATTCATGGCAGACACTAAACTCGATGCACTTGGCAATGCTCCGCTTAATCAGATTGAAAAAGATTCAAAAATACTTCTTCTTGATGAAGATGCGTTAGAATTTTTTCAAACTCAAGTGTGGGAAAATGATGATCTGTATTCCAAGTACCAGAAGAACAGCGAAGAAGAAAAGGCTTCTTCATGTGCTAGACTTCCTGAGTTAGCCTTAAAAATAGCTTGCCTGTGGGAGTTAAGCCAAGACATAAACGCTGATACAATTTCGCTAGCTGGAGTTACCTCTGGATTTAAATTTGTGCGTGAAGTGAATAAGAGGCAAACCGCTAATACAGTCATGGTAAGCGATACCAAGTTCGGTGAAATTACAGACAAACTATTAAACATGATTAAGGATTCATTGAATGAAATCGAACCAGATGTGTATGGTGTAAAGATGATTGATGCGAAAAGGCATCTCAGGAAGATCGTACACAGCGGGCAGAGCGTTGATGATGCAATCCGATACCTTCAAGATTGCGGTGAAATTTCAATCAGGAAAAGCAGAGATGCGAATGGTGCTGGATCAATGTACATCGTTATAAATGACCAATCACCTTCTCAATCCCAATCCGAGGGATCGACATCAGAGCTAAGTTAAAAGCATCTGCAAGGTCAGGAGAGTGCTTGAGTCTACGCTTCATCATGTCCTTAGACTCGACCACTCTTCTGCCATTCGTATCCACAATGTATACTGGTGTGCGTAACTCTTCCATCATCCTTTCACGCATATGCAGCGGAAGATGTCCGATAGACACTTTACCCTCAATAGCTAATTCTGCTGCTTCAAACCAAAGTGCGGATCTCATGTTTGGGAACTCTCTCCACCTAGGTGCTTCACCAGATGAATTAATACCGTAAAACATATAGTCACCCTTGTTATCGACTACACCACCACCTACACCACCCTCATCGATAAGCACAGGAATTTTAAATTGCGATTGCCTTGGTGTTTCATACTTTTGGCAATACTCTTTAATCTTTTCCGAGAATTCTTTCGTAGACAAACCACGATACTCCTTTGCATCTATGATGCAGCATCCATGTCTGACAACCAAGCATGATCTATCGTCACCGAACCTTGCAGGGTCAGCACCAATCTGAACAACCCAATCTTTATTGAGCGGTATTGGATCAAGGATTTGTTTAAGTGCCAAAGCACCCCATACCGAGTTGATCGCCTTACTTGGGTATCTTCCAAGAACTTGGATATCAAACAGCGGGTCTTCAACCATGTAGTTTCGGTCATTGAAGGTAAAGAACCCTGGCTCAGATTCCTCACCTTCTCTAGCGGTTCTACATTCGTTTTTGATGCGGTTCTCTACATACTCATAGTTAATTGCACCTGGAACCAGATCGGCCTTAAAAGCAACATTAGGATGGTCAAGAGCGGAGAGGTGAAACACTTTCCAATCAGGAGAGTTCTCAGCAAAATAGGCGGGTGATGATGCATCATATGGATTGAAAATGCAGAACCATAAACAATTCTCTTTGCTGGCTGAAAGCATTGATTCTGCTCGTTCCCAGAAGGTTGGTTCAATACCTGATGCCTCATCAAAGAGAATGCATAAACCACCAGCGGAATGTCTACCTTGAAAAGCATCGGCCTTCTGAGCGGTTAAACCTTGGATGTAATGCGAGGGGTTCTTTTCAAGACGATTAGCCTTGGGCATCCAGTTTGGATCTCTTGGCCTGACTCGCCTTAGTTCTTTGAACACACCATCTTTTATCTGCTGGGCAACAGGTGCTGAAATCAAAACTTCTGATGGGGTAAAGTGGTCGTGAAACCAACTTGCAATAACAGCACACAAAAAAGTTTTGCCTTGATTGTGTGCGGATCGAACCAAAACTTTTCTTGCACCATTGGCAACCGAATCAAATATTTCCATCTGCTGGGGGGTCAAGCTTATCCCTAGGTATTCGCAATACTCCCCTGGGTTTTTCGGAATCACTATAGTCTTCTGCTTCTCCCGATTCACTCTCTTCACTTCTTGGATTTCCAAGAGTTTCCCCTGCAACGCTGGACTCGATAAGGCCTTTTGCCATCTCTTTTGCAAGTTGTTTGTTGAGGAGTTTTTGGAGTTCTTGTTCATCATCTCGTTCCTTATTATTTCGTTCAATTATCCATTGCATTGCTCGCCAATCCTCAGAACCATGTTCATGGATAACCTGTTGCATTGCTATAGTGGCCTGTGCTTTAGCCTTAACCATTTCTTTTTTATGCCAAGGTTCAAGATCCCTTTTAGAAATCCCAAAGGCCTTCATTGCTAATTTGAAGTCAATTCCACGCTGGATATTCTCCAGCATTTCGTAAAAACTGTCTGAATCTATCATGACTTTGGAAACTCCTTGCCCCCTGGAAATTCAACATTTTCTGGTGTTTCTGGGTCGATCAACATTCTCATAAGTTCAAGTGTCTCAGAGATGTAGATCAAACTTGCTGCTATTGATTGAGAAGGCTTCCCTTTTTCATAAGCAGCTATAGCTTCCACCATCCAGTCCGCTCCAG